TGAAAAGTCTGTCTTTTCTTTCATTGCAGATGCCGCCATTTGATTTCCTATTGATTGTTGTAAGATGATAACATTATTTATTAGAATTGTCAACACATATTCTTCTAAAGATAGCGTAGAGGTCAGTAAAGTTAACCGTACCAAATCCATCGTAAACCATCATTTTATCAACCTCAGTTTTATTAAACTGAAACTCAAAATTGTTGAGTGCGTATTTTATTTTTTGTTTTCCCTGAATTGAAATAAGCGGAGAATAAAGTTGCATCATTTTGTAATTCTGCTCAATGACATCCTGATTATCCATAATTCCTTGATGAACCTTTAGTGGTTTTTCTACTTCCTCGCAAATATCCACAAGTTCTTGTAATGTATAATCTTTATCTTCTGATAGACAAGGAAACCTCTTTGCAAGAGTACCTAGACCTACTCCTGGGACGCCTGGAAGGTTATCTGACTTATCTCCAGCGATGGCACGAGCAAGCGCAAAGTTCCTTGGGTGAATACCAAACCGTTCTATGACTCTCGGTTTATTCAATGTCTCTTTTTGAATAGGTCTGTGAATGATAGTCTCATCATCACACAACTGAAAAAAGTCTTTGTCTGAAGAAACGATGACCTTGAACCATCCATCATAACGTGAGTCTTGTGCTACAAGAGAGACAATATCGTCTGCCTCAACTGAATCTAGCACAAATTGCATCACGGGCAGTTCATTGAGATATTCCATCAATCTGACCTGTTGCCAAATCTTATTATCTTTTTCTTGATTCTCTGTGAGAATTCTATCTGTCCTGTTTAGTCTAAGAGGTTTGCGCCCATCCTTGTAGGTCTTTACAATGGTTCTTCGCTTCCTTGACCCATCTGCGCCGTCCCAGCAAATAACAATTTGGTCTGGTTGTATTTCTCTTGACAATTTTTGAAGTGTCTTGAAGAAACCCTTCACTCCACCGATTGGAGCGCCGTTGGTTGACATACTCGGGTCCACAATGTAAGAGCGATAAAAGTTATTCGTTCCGTCTACTATCATTACTTTCTTCTTCATAATTTCTCCATAAAAAAACCTCTAGTTGACACCATATTATCAAACTAGAGGTTTAATGTCAAGTAAAAAAGTACTTTATTTTACTCTTCTGCTGCTACTTGTTCTACTGCTTCTTCATCATCATAGAAGTCCGAAGCATTTCCCTCACGATTCTTAAACTTCATGATGACGTGCTCATCCATAATAGAAAAGACTGCTTGACGAAAATTCTCTTCTTGCAGTCTATCTAACCACTGCTTTCTCTGAAACTTTAGTTCAGTTCCATCGTCAGTTACAAGTGTATACCAAGCACCTGCCGTCTTCAGTCTCTCCGAACCCTTGATGGCATCCAACCAACTTTCCTCGTCCTGAACTCCATAAAGTCCAGCGCCCCAGAGAATCTGAAATTCACAGCGCCGCCCAGTTGTTCCAAAGCGAGACTTCTCTAACTTAACCCTTGCTGTTGAACCAATTCTGAAATCATTCTCGTCAGTAATAAAAGTTGCCTTGCCCTTTGGTTTAGTCAACCAAATGCGAAGAGAATAAGCATACTGTGCTGCCTTACCACCTGGGGTAGTATAAGGTGTTGTCATTGCCTCGGCAACATTGCTTGTGATGTTGGTTTTCAACTGATTCAAAATCAAAAGAGTTGCATTAGCGTTAGCGATAGGTACTGTCAACTTTGATAACCCTTTTGCAAGAATTCTGGGTTTAACTGCCATAGAAGACTGTGGGTTGAAATCGCCCTCAATGTCTGAAATAGAAGGAGTGAACGCAAGTGAGTCCCAAATGAATAACCACTGATTGTCAATACTAAGTAAGTCCTCGATTGTCTCTAGAACAAACTCCACCGACTCTGCCTGCACATACATTAAACTCTCTAAATCACAACCTGCCCTCTCTAAAAACTGAGAGTCGATTGCGGATTCCGAATCAAAATAGACAACGCTTATTCCCAACTTCTGTGCATTCGCTGCGACGCCTGCTGCAAGGTAAGATTTGCCAGAACCTTCCAGTCCTGCAATCTCCGTGTATTTACCAACAGGGATGCCCGCCAACTTGCCCGTTGCAATAATAGAATCCAACCAGCGGGAACCAGTTGGAATCCACTGCTTTACGTCAGTTGGATTTTCCTCTTGCAGATTATGAGCAACATCTCTACCTGCTTTTTTATTAATCAACTTTCGAATGTCTGTCATAGACATCTTTCCAGTCATTTGCTTACTTTTTGCCATTTATAGTTTCTTCTCCTTTATGATAAAGAAAAGGGGGCAGACGCCCCCTTTACGATTTTAAGTTCTTCTAGGAACCAAGAAGTTCCTTGAAGGCATCATCGACGCTGGTTCCACCGCTTGCGTTTGTTGCGGTTGTAGTATTTGAACCCCCATAGCGTGTGGTCTCGGAAGAAAGTTCCTCTGCGGAACCATCATCTGCGAGATACTCATCTAACATCTGTTGAACGTCCTCTGGTGTCTTACGCTCGAAAAGAGTGTTAAAGTCTGGAATAGTATCCAGTAACTGAGTACAAGCATCTCCTTCCAAATCCTTACACATCTGAGACGTTCGACGACTTGGCATCAACTTAGTCTGCGGATAAGATGCTCCTGCTGGTTTACCATAACTCAAAAGAAGGTCAGTTCCCTCCTGTGGGTCGGTGATGTCTCCGTACTCTGGATTGAGAACAAGGTTTAGCAACTGCTCATAAACTTGCTTGCCGTATCCCCAAATCTTGATACCCTCTTCCTCTTGCCCTCGGACAATAACTGGTGAGAAGAATCGCTGGCGTGCCATGAGAGACTTTGCCATCTTAGTGCTCTCCTCGGTACCTTCATTGAAGAGTTGTCGGATAAATGCATCCAACGGGTCATCCTCGCCAAAGTTCTTCTTTGGTGACAAGAATCCTGCGTTCTTGCCCAAGTTGTAGTGGAAGAAGAACTCCTTGAAAGGGTCTCCGTCTGCTGTCGGAACAATACGAATCGTCTGCTCGCCGTCCTCTGGTCGCCAGAACTGAGACTTCTTTGTACCGCCGCCTCGGTTCTGTACTGCGTTCAACTTTGCACGCATCTTGCTTAAATCAATACCCATATTTATTTCTCCTTTATCTTATGGTTATTTGTGGGTGAATTACCCTTGAGTATGCTTGACTAATCTTTCAAGCATCTAGTGTTACATTGTTTGTTACTGCCTCGCCTACAATCGTTTTCCAATTGAAGACACGAAATCCGCTATTATCTAAATCCCAGACAACCTCCTGCCCCTCGTTGAGAGTTCGTTGTGCTCCATTGCCTTTAATCTTACCAGATAAAAATGTTTCTGGTAAGTCATTTAAACGAACAAAGTTCATTTGTCTATTATCACCATTTGATTTTACAAATGTTGCTGTATAAGAAGTTACTGTCATTTTATCTCCTATCTCCTACTACTGAACCGAAACCTGTAAAGTTTCTCTCAATTGTAAATTCCAACTTTGAAAGTCTCCCTGCAAAGTCCTTATTATCTTCTGGCACAACGCCTGGATTCACTCTGTCAAAATCAATAATCTCGCCATACTCTTCTACTTCTGGAAAGTAAATCAACGCTCTTCCTGTTTCTTTGTTTGTATCGCAATAGATACCTTCTTTTCCGTTGACGTTTACTCCATAAAGATTATAGTCTTGACGAGCGATTACAGATTCTCCCTTTACCATTTCTTCCATTTTATTCCTCTGGATATGTTTGAATGTTAGAAGTCCAAACCTCTACAAAAGCAAAGTTAGTTTCATACTTCGTTGAGTGAATCTGGTACGAAGCACCCTGCAAATCTTTCATCTTCTCTTTTACTTGCTTGTTTACATTTTTTAAAACCTTGTAGTCCTCCTCCAAAACATTTTCGTTTACAGCATAATAGTAGCACCTATTGGTTTCGTTGTCAATAGGAAAAAAATTATTTTCTTCGCCTGATTCGAAATCCACCATTCCAATAGTATAAATTCTTGTCTCTGGTGTGTTCTCAATCTTGTTGTCCAAGACTGGTTTCGTCCTATTGAAAACATTTACCATGTGATACGTGTATCCAATTAACTCGTTTATCTTCTCATAATAATTTGCTGCTGTCAAGTTGTTTTCTAAAATTTCTTCAACCTGGGTATTGCCAATAATGCACATAGAACGAAGGACACCTGACCGAGCATACTCTTGAAGTACGTTATAACATATTCTATCTTGCAAATAAGCGGTTCTACCCAAAAGTTCATGGTCTGGTTTGATGTAAAGAACATCTACTTGGAACTTTCGCTTCAAAAACTTTAAAACCTGCAAAGATGCGCCTGTAATGTTTCCAGAACCTGCCATGATGAACAAACATTCGCCTGTGTCTGGCATTTGGTCTACAAAACGTGTCATTCTTATCTGCTTCTTGTCATACTCCTCATGAGTTGCTCTTTTTGTGATGCCAAGTGACTTAGAAGTCTTTTTCAATCCCTCATCAATGGTAAAAACATTGTATTGAGGATATCGCTCGAAGTATTTTGCGATTTTGCAACCTGCATTGCCTAAACCTACTACATTCATTTCATTTTCCTCATTTCTCCGTAACTTTTGCCGATAGAAACCCCAACTTTATACTTTCCAAGTGGTGTTTTGGAGAATTTATCAATCATTTCAGGCAAAAGTGCTTTATCTTCGTCTGATAGGTCCAATAGAACGCTGTCGTGTACAAGAAAACGTATTTCTGACTTCTTGTTCTCCAACATTTCCCATATACTGTAAGCACTGTTGAGAAAAATATCACTAGAAGTGGACTGAATAAGGTAGTTCAGTGCTTTTCTATCTGGTGATTGGATAGTTCTTCCCATTGGTGTGCTTATCTTGCCTTCTGAATAATACTTTTCAACTAGTTTATCTCTATTATAGTAACTTTCTGCTTTCTTGTCAAGAGCACTTGGGTTATACAACCAAGAGAATATCTTTTCTTTTGCCTCTTCTCTTGTTGTGTCCTCGTCATAAATATTTTCAACATTCCAGAGGTGTAAGTCCTCTTCTGGTTGAGGTGTTCCAGACAGTCCAAGTAGGGTTCTTAGTTCTGCTGCGTTAAAATCTAACTCCACCAACCAATCGTTTTTTGGTTTCACTACATTGCGGAACTTCTTATCCAAAGTTAAGATAGGAAAACTCGCTTTTGAGGCAGTTAAACGCCCCGTCACGGTCCCGAAAGCATTGTAACTCACACGTTGTAGGTTGTTCCCTAAACGTTGCCTAAAATGGCGAACTCGCTCCTCCGCAGCATAGCGGTTTAGGGCGCTTTTGTCAACAGAAAAATGTTGCTGGGCGATACTTTTTACCATCCTTGTTACCTTAACAAGAAAGTCGTGATTAGAAGGTTTTTCATAGTTCTGAAAAACCCAATCAGATACCTCATTCTTAACAGAGCAGTATTCAAGAAGGTGTCTCTGTGGTACCAAATCGAAAAAGCAGTGTTCGTGGAGAGAAACACCCGATAAAACAAATGACTTGTAAAACGCATTCATTTTTCTATGAACTCTCTGAAAGTCTTCTTGTAGATGTTCAGGGCAAACTTCTGATAACTGCTTTCCGTTCGCATAAATCTTTGCAAACTGAATACCTCCCCTGTCGATAGAAGAAGAGAAGTCCCAAGTGTGCGTTAAGTCTTGCGGGAGTTCGTCAAAGTGAAGTTCGCCTTCTGCGAAGACGCCTACACACTCCTTCTTGTCGTCGAGTGCCTGAAATAGCAT